AGTTCTTGGAGTACTTCTGCATCTGTAGAATTAGCTCCTGTGCCTGTCTTTTTTCCTGTCGGTTTAAGACCAATGTAGTCAAACAGCAAACTTCGTAACTGAACTGTGCTATTTGGATTAAATTCTTTTTGCTGTACTTTCTCCAACTCTCGCACAGCTTCTACTTCATAGAGATGATTGATTGCAGCATCAATGTCTTCTTGCATCAAAGACTGTGATTTGAGAAGTCGCTGTGGGTCAAAGGGTACACCATTGTCCTGTGCCTCCATAAGAAAGCGGCAGCCAGGAATGAGAATGTGGTCGTATACCCACTTGAGTTTTGGGTTGTTTTTAATTTTCTTAAATTTTTGGTAAAGCAGAAAAGTACATACAGCATCCATTGCTGCATAGGTTTTCATGATATCAAAGGGAATCATATCCCAAGCAAAGTTACTTTGGTTTAGTCCGTTGGATCTTTTGTACTGGTCAATCCAATCGTACATTGGTTTTTCATAATCACCGTAGGGAGTAAACTTGAGTGAGAGTTGTTTTAGACCATGCCCTCCGGGATTCTCGTCTATGAGGTAATGGAGCAACATGGTGTCTTCAAAGTTAGGAAACTCAAAACCAAAGTGATACTCAAAGAAAGCCATATCAAACTTGGCATTATGGAAGATTACTCTGCGCTTTAGAAACAGCTCATGAAGCATCTTTTCTATTTCTTCATCAAAGCAATCAGTGTCAATATAGATACCGTTTTCGCCGTTGTACGACATAGAGATACCGATCATATGACCATTGCGAGGATATAATCCGCTTGTTTCTGAGTCAAGTGCGATATAATCTCCAGTGTGGGCCAAAGCTCCACGAATCCATTCTTTTGCTACTTCAGTATCCTGTGTACCCATTGCAATACTTTCATCAATAATGACATCTTCTATCTCACCATTAATATAAGCAATAATATTTGTTTTAGAGTCATCCCACGTTCTACGAGCTTCTGGCTTGAAGGCAAGCATTGCAGGATTTATTACAGGCAAGAACTTATCCTCTACTTTCTTGCCAGAGTATTCTGTAACTGAATTGATTTTTGTGAAGTATTTCAGCGCATCTGCACCTACTAGAACTACCCAATCGTACAACCCCGTGTCGATTGAAATATCACAGTCTTTCTTTAATACTTTCTTTATACTTGGATCAGAACACAACTGGTACTGATCAAATTCAAACGCACCATCAAACTCTTTTGCAAAGTTTGTACGGCTTGGTTTAGTTTCTACTAATGCAACTTTAGGCATATAATTTACTCTCCAGTTTACGGATTTGAGTTTCTGTAAGTGCTCCAGGGTCTAAGTCTTTCAACTCAATATTCCGGACGCGAAAACCAATTTTTTCGCTCATCACTTTTACGTTTATTGCTGCTTTCTGTCCTGCTTCATCTCCATCAAAGAAGATAGTAATTCTACTTACTCCTTGCATACTCAGTATTGCAAGTTTGTCTTCATTAATATTGTTTGTGCCAAAACAACATACAGCATTCTGTATTCCTTTGTCATGTAGATTGAGCATATCAAATATGCCTTCTACTAGGATAATATCTCCCTGACGAGGAGATACTTGTGGAAAAAGAGGCAAGCTAGCGCCAGGTGGAGTAAATAGATACTTTGGAGTATCTCCACCCGTATGTCTGCCTTGAAAAGCTACTATCTTTCCAGAAATATCTCTTATCGGAAAGTTTATTCGACTAGTGTAATCTTTTCCTGTGTGCTCAAAGGCTTCAAACTTTGCATATGTTTTTGGAGATATATTTCTCCAGTTACCAACATAAGGCATATAGTTTGTAGGAAAGGTTAGTCCAATACTTTCTGCTCGTTTTTCTTTTATTTTTTTAGTCACTATATCTCTCTTCACCTGTAAGCCGCCAAACTTTTCTCCATATAAAGAGAAAAGATTGCCCTTAAACTCACAGGCAAAGCAATTGAATCGACCATCAATCTGATCGACTCTCATACTTGGGTTTTTATCGTCATGCTCAGGATTTAGACAACGTACTACGAAGTCTTTTCCTTTTGGTATGTACGATATACCTCTTGATTGTAATAATTCTTCTACGTTCATTACCAAAATATCATCAATAATACTACTAACACTAGACAAGCTATCGTAAATACTGACTCAGGATCTTTTAGCACTTCTTTCAAAGTAAGAGGCTCATCCTCTCTAAATATAAGATCCTCGCTACCTCTGATTTGATATTCCCAATTTAATAGTTCCAATTGCTGTGACATTACCGCAGCAGCATCATCAACAGCAGAAGGTAGTTCTTCTTTCTTAAAAAGCTCTAGTTGTTCCATTTGTTTTGGCATATTAGTCTTCGTCGCCATCATAGTTTAGCTCAGTTAAAGACTTTTGCCGTCTCTTGAAATCTTTATCCAGAATATCATTTTGATGGTCAACTAACTCTCGATACTTTTCTTTATATTCGTTGTTGTCTATAGCGTCTCGATATTTTTTCTTATATAGAGCAACTTCGCTATTTAATAATGCTATTCGAGAGTGCGCAGCTTGTAGCTGAGTCCGTAGAGCTTTTATAGCTTGATATGTTATACTACTTTCCAATGTGTTTTACATCCTCTTTAGAGATTACTTGATACGCACCTTTGTTATAAGGTACACTTACTGTATACTTGCTACTAATATCTTTCTTGTAGAGTTGACAGTTTGGATCTGTCCAAGGTAAAAATTCCCTAGACTTTGGCTGATTTTTCTGCTGCTCCCACCAGATAGGACTGAACTGCTGGTGTTTTTGGGGATTGAGAGGTATGAAAGTCTTTTCAACTCTCTTGACTTTGTGAGTCTTTTTCTTTCTACCTGAATAGGTGTAATTTAGATTGCCTTGAATAAACATAAAATCCTCCGAAATGAGAACATATATTATACAAGGTTTGAGCAAAAATGTCAAGAAGTATTTTTAAGGAAGGGTGAAGGGAAGCCCGCGCTTCCCTTCTGTCGGGACTATCGGCTTAGTTGCCCCACTTTACTCCACGGTATACACCATGAGTAGTTTTAGGGCTCGTCAAAGCGTCCTGCTGCTGTTTGGTCCATCGACGTCCTCGATAAACACCAGATTCCATTGCAGAATCTTTATTTTGCGCAGGATTCACCTTTGCGCCTCTATAGTACGTAGTCATAACATTTCTCCTAAAGGTCTGCGTTCCTTCGACAAGAATGTCTACTTCCGTCTTACAGAGTAAGATGAACGAAGAACAGAGGCAGAATTGCCCCTGTTTTTCATACGCGTATTATATCAAAGAGAGGTCAAAAAGTCAAGAATTATTTTTAAAAAGGTCAAGCACTTCGTAAAACCCAAGGTCTAACAGAAGTGCTCGTACCCAAACTAGATGATCCATTCTTCGCATAATATCATAGCGGTGGTGTCCATCTATTAGATTACCCTCTCTATCTATTACTAAAGGTTTGTACGCATTATTTAATATCTTAAAGTATCTTTCCATATATTTGCCATCATCAAAAGGCAGTCTATCTGTTTGTGTTGGGTATATACTTGTTTTTCGTATTTCAATGCGCTGGTAAGATATGTCACGTTTCTGTAAGATTTCTTCAGTAAGCTGTGGCATCTCATCCCTAAATATCATCTATATCTTCTCCTGTCTTATGCTCCGAGTCTTCTCTTTCTTTTGGAGTCATTGCAGATTCTGGACCAATCTTCATTGTTTCCCAGTTAACTGTAGAAGTAAAAGAGCGCATAGCGGCTGATCGCATTTTAGTACAATTGAAGGTCATACATGCATCCTCTTGGTCATAAGTCTCAAGAGCATACGCTGCATCAGCAGCATCAAGTATACCTTTTGCAAAACGCGCTTCACCGCCAGCGTCAGTTTGATATGGCGTAACAACAGTACATTCATACTCCTGTGCCATACTCTTTAGTGCTTTACTCACTTCTATTTGTTCTGTCCAGTCGTACTGTCCCATACGAGATGGAATAGCTGAACGCTTCACTTGGTTTATGTAGTCTACAAGAACTACTGCCACATCGAGAGCTTTCACTTTTTTGTCCATTTCTGCTTTGATCTTTGCAAGCGTCAAAGCTGGATCATAAATTACATCTACTTGTTGGGTCGGGAGAAGCCCACAGGTTGTTGTAAGTTTATGATGAAAATTCTCAAAGTTTCGGTGTTCCTTGTACTCTTCAAAAATTCCGTTACTGTTTTCAAAACGACTAGCAAACCAGCCAGTTACAAGTTCCCATTCTTGGACACTTAGATTTTTGGTTCTAAGTCTTGAGAATGGTATCCCCGTTGCGATTGAACAAACTCTTTGCAGAGTCTGGATAGAGTCCATCTCGATAGTAAAATACATCGCAGACCTACCACTTTCAAACACATTGTGAGCAATATTAGCACAAGTCAGAGATTTACCAGCACCTCGTCGACCACCAATCAACACAAGGTCTTTTGGAGAGAACCGAATCTCACGATCATAGTTCTCATTTAAGCCCAGAGCAAGATATCTGGAAATCTCTTCATCATCCTCAAATAGAGAGATACGTTGCATACTCTCCTGAGGCGGTTGCAAATCAACTTTCTTCTCGACATCGAGAACAATTTGATGCAGGTGGGTTACTGATTCTTCTGCGTTTTCAAAAGCTACAGAATTATCAATATAAGTTTCTAGTGAATCAAGTATCTCCTTTTGAGTGTACTCGTTCTTGAGATACTCAAGAAGCATTGAAGCATCTGCCTCAACTTGTACTGTCTCAATAGCATAGAGCTTTTCAAGAGACTTTGAATCACGAATAGAAAACTTTAACTCTTCAAAGGTGGGAAGAGAGTGATACGTCGTAGTATGTTTGTCTATTATAGAAAATAAACTATGATACTCGGTCGGTAAATAATCTCGGCGTACAGAACTCCAGGTATCAAAATCCTGCAGAGCTATAACCTGCTTTATTAACGCACTTGCGATGTTCAACTCTTCCCCCGAAGATAAGGCGGGTTTCCCCGCCTAAATTAACCTGCTGCTTTTGCTTGCTTTGCAGCACCGTCATAGTCAGCCGCGATAAGGCCACGACGCGTTAGCATCGTCTTAACTCCACGAGGAGTTTTGCCAATAGCGTCTGCTATTGTGTCGACAGTCATTTCTGACACGTCGCCCAAATCTGCCAAAGGATCTTCTTTGGAAGTTCCTTTTGTAAACTCTTGACGCGGAATCGCATCAATATCACCAGAACGAAGGAGGCTAAGAGCCTTGCCTCGTACTGAGTTTACGCTTCGATCAAGAGCGTCTGCGATTGCTTCTACAAATGCTCCGTCATTTACCATCTCAACAAAGGTGTCTTCTTCCTCTGGAGAGTAGGTTCGTACTGCTTCTACTTTAGGAGCAGGCTTGACGTGATCAGTCAATTCCATAGAAAGAATCTTTCCTTGGATTGACTTGGCAGAGAATGCACCATTTTCAAAGTGCTCAGCGATTTGAGTATAAGTATACTCGCCGCTGTTGTCTGATACGAAAGCCGCAAGAGTTGCTTCTTGGTCTTCCGAAAAAGTTCGAGTAGTAGCGGTAGACGCTAATTCTACTTCATAACCCATCTTTCGCAATTTGCTAGAGATTGAGCGGGTTGAGGTTTCAAGCTGTGCTGCTGCTTCTGCAACAGTTCCTTGAGATATGGGAGCTTCGTCTCCAACGAACTCAGTAAGTTCGTTAGTGCGCTCTTCAGTCCACTTAGGCAATGCCATGTTTTTCTCCTAAAAAATCTACTAGATTTTCAACTATAGTTACGCCAGCTTCTCTGGCCTTTTGTGTTTTTTGGGACTCAACACCACTTTCATTGACGAGTATTGTTACGTCTTTGGTGACACTATCTTTGATTGTATAGCCACACTCTTGCAATACTTGAGCGGCTTGAGCCTTGGTTTTATAACTCTTTAACTTACCACTAATACAAACTACACCTACGGATACTTTCTTCTCAGGTTTAATAAACTTCCAGTCGTGAGGAAGATCAATAAAAGGATATTCTTCCTCTAACCAAGTGAGAAGAGAGCCAGTCGCTATTTGACCGAGACCTGCTTCTTTACAACTATCCTCTGTTATATCATCTATGGAACTGCATACTGTAGATAGTTTGTCGGTTGCTGTCTTGCCAATCAAACGAATACTAAATGCTGGTAGTAGTGCGTTCAGTGGTGCAAGCTCAGAGTTCTTAATTTCTACATACAATTTCTCAGCAAGCTTTTGTGAACCAAGTCTTTCGCCAATCTCTAATTCAGAAAGAGTGTAGATTTCATCTACTACTTCAAGTTGCAACTTTTCAATTGCAGCAGGACCAAGACCCTTAATTTTAAGTGTCTTAGCAAAGTGCTCTATCTTCTTAGAGGATTGGTCTCCGCAAAGAGTATTGCGGCAATAAAGAATGTGGTTTACCCATTCAAGTACTGAATCACAACTGGGACAGTTGGTAGGTGCTTGAATCTGTAACACAAAAGTCTCCTTTGAAATTGAACGTATATTTTACTAAAATTTGGGATGTTTGTCAAGAATTATTTTTTCTCAACTCGTCGCAAAATTCGGGGTATAATTTCACCACTCCGGATCACCTCTACCGAGCATCCAATCTCAAGTCCGAGACCTTGGATATATTCGATATTGTGAAGAGTAGCACGAGATACCAGAGCTTCTCCTATGAGCACAGGCTCAAGAATCGCTACTGGACTAACTACACCGCTCTTGCCAACTTGCCACTTTACATCGAGTAGTTTAGTTACTACTCCCTCCTTCTGCTCTTTGAGAGCAAAAGCCCCACGAGGATGATGGGCTGTGTATCCCATCTTCTCAAAGTTTTCATATCTATTTATACGATATACTTGTCCATCTGTAGGATAGATTTCTGTCCAATCTTCACCGAGAACAACGTCAAAGCCTAGCTGTGAAAGCTGTTTTAGACTCATTGACCAAAGAGCGTGCAAGTTTGGCTGAGCGTCATACGCTACAAACTTCAAAGGTCGAGTAAGAAACTCGTCTACATCTTTGAGGTTTAGCGACCCCGCTGCCAAGTTTCTTGCGTTTGGCAACTCTTTGGGAGCAACAACTTCGCCAGTAATTTGAACAGTTCTGTGGTTGGTAAGTATTCTATCAGGTACAATATGTTGGATTTTATCGCTTATGTCTCGTCCAAGTTTACCATCGCCTCTGGTAAGTGCGTGTTGAAACTTTCCGTCTACATAAAGAATAGATATGGCTGCTCCGTCCAACTTAGGGCTACCGAGGTAGCCTTCATCATTGCTGCTGGCAGGGCAATCTTCTACAGAAAAGAACTTCTGCAGAGAATACATTTGAAAATAGTGAGGAGTACCATCAGTTACACTGTAGCCTACACTGCTGTAGTTGTGTATCTGTGCGAGTTTGTCGAATTCTGCATCAGATATAATTGGCGTACCATTGTAGTACTGGTCTGCTGCATGATCCAAAAATTCTTTCATAGTTCTCTCACTGAATAGAACCTATATTATACGGAAATTCAGGAATAAAGTCAAGAACTATTTATAGATATCGTCAATAAAATCTTTGAAGTGATCTTCGAGAACGGACTTTGATTCTGCAAGAGAGAGTATCTCTACTAACCCAGAAAACATTTCTCTTGAGTTATTGAAGTCTAGTTCCATTGCAACACCTTTGGGTGTAGGCTTCCACTCTTCTTCAAAGTCCATGTAGTACTCTCGTAGATGTAGATATTCTATTCCTCGAAAAGGATTGATAGTAAGTCTTATCTGAGTTTGTTTTTCTGCGTTTTCATGAATAACTTTTTCATAAACAGGAGGCGCTTCATATAGTTCCATTACTACTTCCTATTTTGCAAAACGGAAGAGAGAGGTACTACACTTGTAACATTCTCAGGCTTTAAAAGTCTATATGAATCTGTATCCCAACAAAAAAGCAAAAGAGTCCCTTCAGACCCTTTTGCCCTATTCTTTTTGTTTTGAATATACGGGGTACTAAAATCTAATGTACATACATTGTATTTTAGTTTTTTGGAGTTTTCACTTCGGTATGTGATGATTGCATCGCCATACTCTGTTACTAACTTTGCTAAAGCCTCCTTGTTCACCGTCACTCCTTAGTTAGTGGGTTAGCAAAATCTTTTACTGCACCACTATAGAAAGGAGAGTTAGGCTGCGGAGTTACTCCTGAAAGCATTTGCAAAATATTGCGCTGCTTTACCCGTTAGTTTCTCAACTATATCATTATCAATCTCAACACCAGCGTCTGTCAAAGCTGCCATTAAGTCTTCCTGAGCTGCTGCTTTAGATATGCGAGTGCCGCCAGTAGAGGAAGATCCTCCACCGCTAGAGCCTGCTGCAGGGGTTTTCTTAACGTATACACCGGCTTTGCTGAGAATCATTCGTACACCATTTGGTGACTCTTCATACTCATCTGCGATGTCTTTGACAATCTCCATAGAGGTTTCTGGAGTTGGTTCTGCTTCTTCATATGCTGCGATAACAGCAGCTTTCTTGTCATCATCCCACGCCATATTGCGCTTCCTTCTTGTTGTTGATCGAGACCCTGGGCAAGAACCCCGGGATTCCAGTTGTTGTAAATAAAATCGGTCGCCCATTGGTTTCCTTAATTATGAACGATTATTATAGCGAATTTTAACATCGCTGTCAAGAATTATTTTTAGATAGGTGCGCCGACAATTTCTGCTTCAGCAGCTATTCGTGTTTGCTCTTCATACCAGTCTTGCATTTCTTCCCAACGAAAGAACTGTTGCGCTTCATAGCACCAAAAAATTGCTTGATAATAAGGATCGTTACTTCTATCCAGTCGTGGTTTCAAAGGATACTCCTCGTCGTGTAAGTTCATTTCTCACCTTCTGCTTTATCTTTGGCTTTGAAGCTCCGCTCTCTAAATAATCGAGCAGCTCTTGTGTAGGCATAGCGTGCATGTAATAGTGAACAGTTTGAACTCCACCACCGCGCTTGCGTACTTTTGTTGTTGGTCTAAATTTTACTGGCATTCTTACTCCTATAAGTTTTCTAAGTTAATTCCGTACTCTTCCAAGTGGGAGAGCTTTCCTAAATCGTAGGCCAGAGCAAAGGCGTAAAAGCCGCCGGTATCTGGCATATCCCATAATTCTGCATCTGTAGATGCTTTTTGTCGAACATGAATACTATAGCACTCACATCCATATTTTTCTATATAATCAACTGTATTCAAGCCTGATCGACTATCTTGATAGTCTTTTGACATATGTCGATCTATAACTGCTGGAGCATGGTGGTTTGCAGACCATACAACTTCTCCAACTGTAAAAGATTCGGCAACACACTCATCTGGAAGAAAGTATTCTTGTTTACGATCTTCTACCTTTGTAGGACGCTGAGGTACTCCGATTCTTTCTAAAATGCTTTTCACAAAAGCGGGCGAACGATAAAGTCCTTTTGAAATGTTACTTACATTTTCTCCAGATAGATACTCTTTTATAATATCTTGTAATTCATCTGGTCTTGCTGCTCTGCCCCGATTCTGTGAAACTCTTCTTGCGCGATACTCTTTTTGCTCTTGATAGTCGTCGAGTATTTTACTAAGACGAGTAGTATTGTACGAGATGTTTAATATGTTGCACGCTTCTCTCTTTGTTATCGGCTTCGTAGAGTCTGTCGGATTCAAAAGATTGATCACGTGCTTGATGTTGTTGCTCGTCAGATTCTCGTGGCTCTTCTTCTTCAATCTTGGCATTTTCTAATTCTATCTCCAACTTAAATAATAAACAACATATAGCGTGTGCTAAATGTGATAACCCAGACTCTGGATCAAGGTCTTCAGAATCCAGATGTGCAAAAATATGCCGAAGAGCGCCAGAGCTATACCTGGACTGTAAATCTTCAAGTTTTCTCCAATTTTCTTCATCATATTTTTGTGCACCAAATGTTAATACTTTTGCTACTTCATTTATAGCTTTTGGAGGAAGTAAATGCATTTTCGGCTTCTCTCCGTCATATTTAACGCCATCCACGTTGTATTCTCTCCTTTGCAACTTTTAGCGATACTATACTTCCGTAAAGCGGAGAAGAGAGTCGTTGGCCTACTGCCTGTAAATATCTTGCTCTCGCATTGCGGTCTTTGTGCTTGTCGCAATAAACTGCATACTCTACTTGATGCGCTTCAAGTTCCATTATAAACCGAAACGCTTCGTCTGTCAAGTATTTTTCCCACCATTGCTCTATTTCTTTTGCTTGTTGTTCTTCATGAATACTCTCGTGTGCGAACAATTCATCGGATATATAAACCCCGCTGGGATTGTAAATAATGTTTCCCCACGTAAATATCTCGCGTCCTTTGAGTTCAAATGTCTCTCGTATTCTTTCAATGATAGGAGGGTATTCTTCAACTATTTTCATGCATCACTATACCGTCAAGTGTGTTTAAGTACTCGCATGCTTCTTCGTAGTCATTGAACTGTCTTTCCATGATTATTGCATCATCCTTAAAACTGACTACTCTCCAGCGAGGAACACCATCTGCAAAGTGAACCTCCCACATTTTATTTCCATCTTCCATTATTTTGCATTCCCTAAATCTGTGAGCATCCAGCCTTTAATTGTGGATACTCGTATATCTTGAAAAGTGTTTGTGTTTAGATCCCGAACTACGATTGTATCGCTTTTGGGATTTTGCTTGAAAGCAACCCCGTTGAGAGTTGCTTCAATCACTTCTAGTCTTTTTGAATTGACTGTTTCATAAGTGATTCTTACGTCATTCCCTGATTCAAGCATACGAAAGAGTGCTTCCATTATGCAACCCTACACTCACATATTAAATGAACGCCATGCTGCCTACAAATCTTTATTTGCTTATCATAACACTTTACATGGTCAGGAGTCATGTAGTCCCACTGACTTGGTTTACCAGTATAAGTACTGCATCCGAATAGAAAACAGACTACTACTGCAATAACTATTAATCCTCTCATATGTTTATTTGATCCCACATTCTAAGTCTTAGAGCGCGTTCAACATCTCTTCTACTTTGACAAGAGCAGTATACATTTTCATACTTTACGATAGTCTCTGGATCGGGACCATCACATACTTTTATCTTAGTGCTCGGACAATTAACGCTTCTGTCTATCTTTGTTTTAGTTTCTGTAAGAATACTTCCTACGGTTGTAGGTTTATTCGCACATCCAATTAATATAAATATACTACTAACGAGTAATACGTTCTTCATAGCTTGCTTCTTCTTCATTCCACCACGGTGGCTTTTCCCGATATTTCCAGGATGCAAAGGTTGCTTTGTCTTTGTGATAAAAAAGTCGGTAGGCTTCTATTGCGTCTTCTCCTTTAAGCTCATCTGGCATAGCCTGAGCAAATGGAGTGAGTCCAATTCTTGGTATTGATACGGGCTCAGGTAGCTTAAGTGTGACTTCACACACTGATTTATGGCTTTTTCCGTATCGGTATCCATATTCATCATTGAGAGCGATTGCATAGCAATGTAGCCATTCGTGATTATCAAGACTAGTACGAGCCCAGATAGTGCAAGGATGGTTGTGCATTGTTGGAAGATAGGGGAAGTCCCTCGGTTCATTTTTCTTTTTCTCTCGCAATACTGCAAGTTGCTCTTTGGATAGTTTCTCTGGTACATAACCAAAGTACTTATCTACCCACATATTTGTACAGAGCATTTGTGCTGCTTCAAGCGGCATCTTTATGATGTGCTTGTCAACATGGTACTCTGCACAGCGATCTAAATCTTCGTCAAGTATAAAAATATTCATGCCAGTATTATACTGGATTTAGGGATAGTTGTCAAGAAACTTTTTCAAGTCTGCTCATTAATCTTTCGGCACGTTTAGTTACTTGTTTGTGCCAACGAGAGTCTCGTCCCTCTACTGCAGCTTCTTTCCAGTCTTCTTTTTTGAGAGCTGCCATCATTTTCTTAAATTTGCCTAGTCTTGGTCTACCTAGATTAAACATCATGTTTACAAGTATTTCTTGTACTTCACCAGGAAAATCTTCAAAGTAATCTTCTCCATAAAGTATAGCACACTCTCGTACTGCTACATCACAATCTTCTCGAAAACAGTCCATAACTCTTTGATAGGCTACTTTTGTGCCTACAGATTGTCCAGATTCTGGATCAGTTTCTTTTACGAGATGTCCAATACCAAAAGTAGCATAGCCAAGATGGTCCTCATAGATTTCATATACAACGCCTTCATCATACATGAGTTGTTCTCTTAATTTTTCAAAGTTCATAATTTCCTCTTGGTCCTTCTTTGGGATTTGGATCATCGTCATCCATGCCCGTAGCATCCATTTCCCTGTGTCTAGGATTATCTTTAACATCCTCTTCTTCGGCCCCGTACCAATTCCAACGACCATCTATCGGATCGTCGTAGTGTTCGCCATCATTGCCATTTTGTCCAATGATATCCATTCTCTTTTCATCCCAGTCTGTCTCTCCTGCTAACCCAGAACGAGGATCTATATCTTTGAACAAAGGTGCTTCTGCCTTTTGCTGTTGCTTAATCATTTCTAGTTCGTGATTTGTATTTGCTTGCATTCTTCTTTTTGTTTCTTCTTCATAAACCTTCTTTAAACCATCATCCATATTTCTATCCGCTGCTGTGTTCAGTCTTAGCCAAGTTCTTCTTTTCACA